TTTAACTCTACATTAATACGATTGTCATATAAAATAAAAGCATACTCGCCATCAAGCATTGTTAATGTTTGCTCGATGCCGTATTTCATATATAAATGAATAATGACCTCACAATCTGAATCCGTTTGAGGAATAATATCTAAATGTTTGTATAATTGTTTGTAATTATATATCTCTCCATTACAAATTAAAACAATATCGTCGATTTCTAATGGCTGATTCGATTCTGGATTTAAACCATTGATTGCTAATCTGTGAAATCCCAGAGTCATTTTTAAATAATTTGTTAATTTAGAAAACTCTGGACCCCTTCTTTTTCCTTTTATAAATTCATTGTGAATGACATTATTATTCAAGGTATATTCATTTAGAATAGCAAAAATACCACACATGTATTCTTTTTAACAAATATCTTTATATACTTTTAAATATATAAATAAAAAAGTATTTAAATAAAAAATTATAGCAAAAGTATAACAATATAAATACTTTTTTATTGTTTATTTTATTTTGTTTTGCCATACTTTTTTTAAAAGTATAATATACAAAATGGAAACTGCATTTAAATCGTCGCAAGTATGTATATCTGAAGTTCATAAACAAACCAACCAACGAATATATGACCGAAATATCCCCTCACAAATGCTGCAACCTTACCTTGATGTACGTCCAGTAATGACTAAATATTCTCATTTTCCAATTGTGGATCCAAGAAAGCAAAATACCGTTCCAATGAATCAAATGCCTGAATATAATGTGAACCAAGTGTTTAACCCCGGAAATTCTAAATCACCCTGGTCTGGTTTTGCATCAAATATTAATTTAGAATCCGAATTAAGAAATCAAGTATTTGCTCTCCAAAAATGCAGTCAATCTGTGTATGTGCCAAATAGTACAAGCGACTTGTATAATTATACCTTTAAAACTGTCAAACAACCAAATCCTCACGAATTGTTGTTTGTTCGCGACAATTTTGCGGGATTTAATCCAAATCCTGATGCTAACACCATCGGCTGCAATATGTTTAATAACAATACTAGATGTCAAGTAAAAAATATGACCAAACAAAGCTGAAATACATGTCTTATTCCTTGTTATACTTGGTATACACTTTTAGACTTGGTATACACTTTTAGACTTGGTATACACTTTTAGACTTGGTATACACTTTTAGACTTGGTATACACTTTTAGACTTGGTATACACTTTTAGAAAAGGTTATTAAACCGTTTGTTTCATTCGCTGCTTTGCTGTATACACAATCAAAATCATAATAATCCATCCAAGAATAATTGCCTGAAGCACACGAAACAGACCAAAATTTACCAATATAATAATATGGAAGTATTTCTCTATCAACATTTGTTAAATGCCATTCGCCAACACTACTGTGTATCACAAGTTTTTCTCCTGGCTTAACATTTATACGTTTCATTTGATTTGAACCATCTACCCAAGATTCAATATCGACAGACAAGTCTGTATTATTATGAAAATTAATATACTTTGGCGCAGTCATTATTATTAGTATTTTTTAGTACATCTTTTATAAATACAATCAATTTTTTCTATTTATATTTAAATATTAAATACCTTCTTATTCTTCCTCTTATTCTTCCTCTTCGTTTATCCATTGCAACATTCTGGAAGGGTGTAAAGCGCGTTGCATTAATTCTTGGTAAATAATGTTGGTTCTATCTTTGGACATTTCCTGATAATCGGATTCAAATATACTTGGATTTTGAGACAACCAACTCCAATCAATTTTATCTTGGTTTCTCTCCAAGAGAGAAATCGCATTTGGATTTCTAGATAAATAACGCCAATTAATTTTATTTTGATTTTGTTCCAAAAGTGGAATTGCATTTGGATTTAAACATAACTGAGGCCAATAAATTCTACCTGGATATTGTTCTAAGAGTGAAACAGCATTTGGATTTTCAGATAAATTTATCCAATTGATTTTGTCAAGACTGCGTTCCAAAAGAGAAATGGCTCCAGAATTTAAAGATAACGCGTTCCAATTAATTCTGTCTGGATTTTGTTGTAATAAGTGGATTGCGTTTGGATTTCTAGATAAATAAAACCAATCAATTTTATCTAGATGTTGTTTTAAGAATTCAATAGCATTTGGATTGCAAGATAACATTGACCAATTAATTTTGTCATAATATTGTTCCAACAAGTTAATTGCTCCAGGATTTTTAGATAAATATGACCAGTGAATTTTATCTTGATTTTGTTTTAACAGTTCTATAGCATTTGGATTTCTAGATAACAACCGCAAATGAATTTTATCTGGATTTTGTTGAAGCAGTGAAATAGCATTTGGATTTCCAGATAAATAAAACCACTCAATTTTATCTTGATTTTGTTCCAAGAGAGAAATGGCATTTGGATTGGAAGATAAATCTGTCCATTCGATTTTCTCAACAGGGATCCAATCTAGTAATTTTACTTTGGTGTAGTTCATTTTTTGTTATTTATTGCAATATAAGAAAAAAGTATTTCAATTTTATTTTTTTTAATTAATTTGAAATACTTTTCAAATACTTTTTTAAAACTTTTTTATTTTGCCATACTTTTTTTAAAAGTATATATTATGAAGACAAAAAAAACTAAAAAAAAACTGGGTTATAATACATTAAAAAAATATTTTGGAGGAACTAAAAAAAATAATAATAAATCGTACAATAATAAATCATACAATAATAAATCATTCAATAATAAATCGTACAATAATAAATCATCCAAAGTAAATTGTAGTCCAAAATCCAAAAATGAAATGAATGATTTTACTTGTTATACAAATAAATCATTGTATAAATTGAGAGATTTATGGAATATGAGACATCCTGATGTAAAAATAGTATCAAATTCGCCAAAAGAAATTCATCGTCAAATTAGTGAAAAACTTGGCGGCATTTGCAACAAAGAATCATGTTGGATAAAGCAAAAAGCAGTATTTGGTCCAATTGAAAGTGATTTAGCCGATTCATTTGCACCTGAATCGCCGGCTGAATGGAAAAAAAATCCCAATGAATGGTTGTCAAGCGTGGATATAATAAATGTAATGAAGCAATATGAAAAAGCATATAAATGTTTTGATTTTATTGGTCCAACACCCATTGATTTTGATACAAGAAAATTATACGGCGAATGTGTGTGGGATGAGTTATGCAATTTTAATTTAGAAGAACAAATAAAAAATAAAAAATACAAAGTGGGAATAATATTTAATACAGATCCTCATAATAAACCTGGACAGCACTGGATTTCAATGTTTATAAATATAAAAAAGAAAAAAATATTTTTCTTTGATAGCACTGGAGATAAACCTTCGTCGCAAATTATGGCGCTAGTAAATCGTATAAAAGAACAAGGGTTGCAATTAAATACAAAAATGAAGTTTAAATTTGACAGCAATGAAGGTATAGAACACCAATATGGCAATACTGAATGTGGAATGTATTCATTATATTTCATTGTTCATATGCTTGAGGATAAATTGACTGAACAATATTTAAAAACACATATTTTAAAAGACTCATATATGACTAAATTTCGACATATTTATTTTAATGATTCGTTGTAAAAAGTATTTCAGAGTTTGTTTTTTGGTTGTAAATAAGTATTTCAATTTTGTAAAAAGTATTTCAGAGTTTGTTTTTCCATACTTTTTTGTAAAAAGTATATATAAATGTCATTTTTAGAAAAACACAATGTATCTATGCTATGGGATGTTATTAGCGACGAAGAAATATTCAAATTGTTATCAGGAGATATAAAAACGAAAATATTGCATTTATTCACTAATAACATTAAAGGATTTTATGAAATGGAGAGAATAAAAAATACAAATTTGATACATCTCAACAAAAAATATATATTGTTAATATTAAATTATATTAAACAAAATTATAAAATAAATAAAATAAAAATATCAGATGAGCCAATAACTGCCGAATTAATAACGTATGAAGACATAAAAACAGACCATAAAAGTAAGTTTGACAAAGATTTAATAAAACGCCAAGAAGAATTTGCTGATACAATGGCAAAAAAAATTCCTGCTGTTCCAGAATTTTCTGATAACTATGAGGATAAACCTATTGCTGAAATGGACAAAATTATTAAAGAAATGACTGTTAAACGGAATTATGACATTGAACAAATTAATAAAAATCATTCATCGGATGCAACGAATCAATGGTTAACTCCTCAAGATACATCTGTTAAATCTGAGAAATTTGTTCCTAACATTCCTGAGTCAATAAATATAAAAAAAAATGTTTCTTGGAACAATGATTTAGAAGATTCAATAGAAGATGATAATATATTTAAAAAGTTGAAAAAAATAAACGCGAATGATAGTGGTAGTGATAGTGATTGTAAAAGTAAAATCAATCGTCTTGAAAATGAATTACAATTATTAAAAGAACAAATGAAAATGCTTTTAATAAAAATGGATACGAATACGAATATGAATACGAATATGAATACGAATATGAATAAGAACGAGTTTATTTAAACAAACACAACAATTCATAAATATTGCTATATGTTTCGTCGTCAATTTTTTCGCACAAATTAATAATGCTAACGCTATGATAATTATATGTATTATTAAAACTATTCAACTGTTCTAATGAAGGAGCATTTTGTAGTTGAGTCAAGTTAAAAATCTCCAAAATGTCTTTATTTATTTTATTTAATTCATTAAATAATATATTTATATGCGGTATAGAATTGTTTTTAATGTTTTGTTTAATTAAATTAATAAGAACAATCAT